ATACACTTCCACCACCTGGTGTTAATGTAGATTGTAATGTTGGTTTTATATTCATAACACCTTGTGTTAAAGCCCCAGTTGTATAAGCACCGCTTCCGGTAGCATTGTTTCTTACGTTGTAGTTGTATGTTGGAGTTGGAAAAGATACTCCACCAACAGTTATTGGCCAAGAGAACGTAGGTGTCGATGCAGATGCTAAAAAATAAGTTGCATAACTTTGTCCACAAGCTGCGGCTACGGTTCCTTTTCTTCCTTCACATATAGACTTAGGAGTGTGTTGAACACCAACGGTAAACGATACAGAACAAATTGCCGATAAACCATTACCATTAACGTCTCTTACTCTTGTTACAATAGTGTAAGTAGTTAAATCAACCAAAACGCCTGAGTTCACGGTTAATAAACCAGCTGTAGTCATGTTAAATTGACTGTTAATAGTAGAAAAATTAGCTTGTGATGGATCTAAATCAAACGTTAATTGATCCGTATATTTATCAGCATCTGCAGAACCGTTTTTAGCGGCGAACTGTTTTATAGTTGTGCTAGTTATAGTTATTCCAGTTGGGTCATCGCAGTCGTCAAATGTTGGCGCAACGTTTGTTAAAGTTGCAACATATGGCATGTAGTTTGTAAGAGGGAAAGGAGATCCAGTTCCAGGGTTATATATAACTTTTATACTTATGTTGTAAACATCTTCAGATGGATTAGCTGCAGAACCTTGGCTGTACCAAAATAAAGCGTTAGTATCTAAATCATAAAGAGCTTGAGCCTCGCCATCTTCGGCAATAGTAAATAAAGTTTTTACATCTGTTTCTTGGTTGATATCACTAGCTCTATATGCGGATTCTAAAGAAACTGTAAGAAAACTGTCGTCAGCCACAGGAACTCCACCGCCAGTTACAAAAGAAAAGCTATTCCCTATTTTAGTTTCAACAGCATCGTTTTCTGTAAAAGAACCTGAAGAGCTTGTTATAGAAGATATACCTGCGTATTGTGAATTTATTAAGCTATTTAATGTGTTTATTTTTCCTTGTAAAGAAGTTTCCCAGAATATCTCTAATAAAGAGTATACTGGTTTAGTTTCTGCTACACTTAAAAAAGGCACCATTGTGTTTATTCCGTTAAAACCTGCGGCATTAGCATTTGTATCAGCGCCTACTCCACCTGGAACAATTGGTACAACAGCACCAATTTGATCAACTTTACCGTTAGGAGTTGTGTCTATTTTTAAAGCAAAAGGATTTAAATCAGAATTATAAAAAGGCTGCGTAATTGGTGATTGGCCCCAAGGTATTGATCCTATTGACACTGGAGTTGTTATACCTGTGGCGTTATCAAAATCACTACCAACCTGCCCGTAGTCTCCTTCTGGCGCACTTACCACAAAAGGTATTGAAGCAATTTCCATATCTCTAACCGTGGCTATTGATAAAACTTCTTGAGTTAAAAATCCAGGAAAATATTGTTTATTCCAAGGTGTTGATTTTTTAGGATAACCATAAGGTCTATTATTTTTGTTGTTTATATTAGGATTGTTTACTCTAATATATAATAACTCGCTACTGCTATACTCTCTATCTGTTGGCCCTACTTCTTGTAAGTTTCTAGGCACTTTGTTTATATTATCACTAAGTAACACAGAAAAGGAAGATTTGTTTTGTTCTTCATTGGCTGTTATAGGTAAACCATTTACGAAACCTGGCAGATAAACATTGTAATACTCTTGTTGTTGTTGTTTAACAACTATTTTATATGAATACCAACCTAAAGGATTTGTTGTAGCATTCCAAACTCCAGGTTCACCAGGTCCAGTAGCTCCACCAATAGCGGAGTCTATAGTAACGTTTAAAGAATCTCCAAGCCAATCTATAATAGGGTTATCTATCTGATCGTTATAAGTATTGTATGGAGAGAAAACAGTAGAACCACCAGTTCCATCAAGGTTATCATAAGAAGAAAGAATAACATCTGACTGTCTTCCGTATCTATCCGACAACACAAAACCAACTTGATAAGTTCTGTTTTGTTTTAAATTGTGATAAGGATATTGAACAACGTTATTTTTGTAAGGTTTTTTACTAGCAATTGCTGCGCTAAAATTTATAGAAGCAGGGCTACTATGTTTATCTACATAATTACCATAAACAACTCTATTACCTATAAGTTCTTGAGCTAGAGCTTTTATCGGAACTTTGTCATAAACTCTTGTTGTTTGACTTGATGGCAGTGTTTTGTAAGGTTTATTTGAAGCGTAATCATAAGCGTAATAATAAGTTGTTGAAACGCCGTGAACCTCATCATCCCATGTAATACCTGGAAAATTTGTAGTAGGGTTTAGTAAAGTAGAAATATCTACCGTATCTAAAACTTTAACAGCTAAAGCATCTGATTCTTTGTAAAGTAAATCAATATCTGTTATAAGTAAATTAGAAGAATTTAATGCCGGTGTAGAATATGGCATTGGTGTTTTTAGCACAATGTTTTCTACGCTATTTTCAAACCAATTTAATATTGTTGATTTGTAAGCGTTGTCCATGTCTACTGTTTCTGATTCTTGGCCTCTACCAAACTTGCTAAATTGTTTTGGTATAAACATAGGTTGAGAAAAAGGAGCCATTAAAGAATACTCGTTATCTTCAAACTTAAACCTATAGCTAAATCTTACAAACTTGTCTTCTAAGAAATTAGCATCTCCTTGCCAAGCGGATTCATAGTTTTGGTTTACACCTATGTTCATGGTGTTACCAGTTCCATTTGCTATATCAGTTGTTTTAGATAATGTTATCGTCCACTTTGTACGTTGTTGATAATCATCATCACCTGGAGACCCATTAGCAGCACCATAAGTGGCTACAGCGGTTAATATTGTTGTATTAGCTGATACATCTGTTCCAGTTACTATATCGCCTACTATAGGCGTTATGTCAGGCGACCAATTTGTTGCGTTTACTAAGAACTCATAAGTAGCTGTTAAAGCTACTGGATTGTTACCAGCAACAGTTACCGTGGTTGTTATTCCATTAGACAAAAGCAATGACGTTTTATTGGTCATTGTTGGCCTCTGGCAAACTAACTTAAACGCGTTTGGCGCGGTCATAGGCTCTGACAAAGTTAAAACTAGACTATTTATTGCTATAATATAATTAACTTTATTCCATTGGGTTAATGGAGTTGGAAAACCTGTTGGATTTAAAGTTTCAAAAGGAGAAACAAAATCACCTATTTTTAAACCAGTTACAGTATCTACATTTATAACATTAGTAGTCCCATCAGCTAAAGCAGTTAGTGTAACGCCGACCCTATCAAAAACCAATATAGGTTCACACGGAGCGTACTTAGCTACAGATATTTGATCTTCATTTTCGTAATGAGTTGGTGTAGATATGTCTGAAGGATTGGCCGTGGCTATGTTTATTCTTCTTGGTTGATTTAGATTATCAGTAAAGAACAATAAATCTTCTACTAGATTTACACCAATTATAGGGAATGATTTGTTGAAGTTTAAAAAACCACCAGTGACTAAGGTCTTTTTAGTTAAAGAAGAATCAAGACTTAATTCATATATAAAATTATCAGCAGACGTAGATCGAACACCGTCAACATCATTATAATCTGTTGCGAATAAATAAACTTTATTAGTTGTTTCGTTTACATAATGACCAATTATAACAGAGTTGTCTCCGTTTAGATTAGATATAGAAGTATTTCCTAATAGGTTTTCAAATTCACCAACAGTTGAACCTTCAGATCTACTAATCATTAAGTTTATAGCTTCTCTATACTCGCCGTTAGGCAATAATCGAGAGTCAATATCTTGGTTCATCTTACCTTTTAGAAAGGTATTTTTAATTTCAGCCATGTATTATGATTTTATCCATTTAGATTTACCTCTCATTACCTGAACGATTTCATCTAGTTTTATATTAGATAATCTTATTTTAGCGTTTCTAAGCTTTGCGTATCTTTCTTGCTTATATCGTTGTACTATGTATTCTTGTGTGTTTGCTCTAGTAGATAAAATAGCGTGGTTTAAATGAGCATACATTGCATCTTCTGCCATTTTAGGTACTTTAGTATCTAAATCATAAGCTAATCCATCAGATATGTATTCTAATATTATTAACTTCCCGGTTAAATCACTAGAAAAGTTAAACATACCTCTAGCGTAGTCTATGTTGAACCAGCCATTGTTTTGCATGTTGACTGGATCACCTCCGTATCTTTGTCCTGGGTAACCGCTAAATCCCCAAGCTGATTCACCCCACCAATCATTCATGAAAGCTTCTGGCCCAGAAGAATTAAAAAGTCCTAGACCTGTTATATTATTTGGGTTATTTGATTCCCATCTTTCGTTAGTAACTGAAGTGCCATCAATGTTTTCACTAAAGTTATCTTGTATTATGTTACCAAGAGAATCTTGTATTGGAGCATTCGAAGGACTACTAGTTAGTTGAGTAGGATATATAGTGTGTTTAATACCAGCTCCATCAACCCAAGATACTTTAACGTAATTTACGTAATCTTGAGGAATAGTAACTGATAAACTTGGTGGTACTGATAATTCTTGTGACTTAATGCTTTTTAAAGTGTCAAAGCTAAATTCTTGTAAACCACGTTTAGCATGAAATATAACATCAGTTCTTTTTACATTTGGTATAAGTTTGTCTTCACCAACGTACCCAACCATAAAGTTGTTTATAATATCATTTAGTTTAGTGTACTCATAACCACCATAGTTGTTTGCTACAGCGTCAGCTTTTAACTGAACCTTAACGTAAGTACCTATCGCTTGTTGGTTACCTAATGTTACCACGTTGTTTAATAAAACAAAAGTAGTCACGTAAGGCGTCCATACAATTCCATTTACACTAGTGTATAGTAAAAAGTTATTTAAAGTATAATCTGGATCAGCTGGATTCCAACTAGTAGCACTACCTAAAACTAAATTAGTATTAAAAGTAAATGTATATGCAGCTATTGCAACTGGAGTATATATAATCTGCGCGCCCGCGTAATATTGTAAGTTAGTTTCTTGGATTAATCCTCCGTCAGGTCTTGCCATTTTTTACATTTTAGAGTTTTGTTCTTCTGCTTGTATTTGTTGCGAAGCTACTTGTATTATAGTAGGGTCGTTTATTATAACACCAGCATAAGCTAATATTCGTGTTACAACATTTGTTTGTTCTGTGATACTTAGTTCAAAATTAGTAAAGTTACCAGGAACGTTATCAAATAAATATTGACCAAGCGTACCTGGAACATAACCCCAATTAACATCTGAAGGTGTTTTTAAATAAGAAAAAGTCACAAGTCCACCAAGATTGTTTATTATAGTAGTTGGATAAACATATAATAAATCATTCTCATATAAATATATGGGAAAACTTGTAGTGGGTTGTGTTAAAGGAGATTTTAGAATTTGTATTAATTCGTTTCTTTGAGCATATTGAGTTAGCTCGATCCCTTGGTATATTATAGATCCTAATCTATATATAGTATCTGTACCATTAGGTACTAAAGTAAAATGAGGTCCTACGTAAGTTGTAGTACCTGTTTTTTGGAAGAATTGTAAATTATCTTCAATATTTTTAACGCGATTAGCGTATTCAGTATCATTTTGTGGCATACGATACTGTTGATTTAAATCATCAGCATATTTTTCGAATATGTTTAACTGCACTTGAGTTCCAACCCTGTTGAATTCATCAGGCGTCATATATCCTCTTTGTTGTTGATTTAAGATTAATAAGACTGTTTTATATACAGTGTCTACGTTTATTGCCATTTGTGTATTTTTATTATAATATTGGGCCCGAGTGAACGAGCCCTATATTAGTATTACATGTTTAGTAGAGTTTTTTCTCTATTGTTCTGTAAACTTCAACTCCTTCATCTGTTTTAAACCAAGCAGCTAATGCTGAGTATGGGTTTTCATCAAATGGTATTGTCATAAGTTTACGTTTATTAGAACCAAATAAGAAGTTTCTTTGATCACCAGATAGTTCTAAAATACCTTGTTCTGTTGCTCTAATACCAAAGTTTCTTAGCATCACGTTGTCATCTTTAGCTAACGCAATAAATAATTTTGGATTTCTTTTAGCAAACATTATCAAATCTCTTTTTAATTCTTTAGAAGAAAGGTCATTGACTTTACTTCCAACTTCCACTCTCATTATAGCTTCTCCTTGTTCTACGTCCATATTTTTGGCAGCGTTTAAAGCTAATATTTCTAACTCTAAATCTATTAGATCATCTTGAGCTATTAATTGTGGTTGTAATTCTGCGTATCTTCCATTTAAATCTGGATGATACAATGATAATAATTTTTGTAAAGCTTGATTTTGCTTTGGAACAACTAAAGTTCCGTCTTTAAACATTATGTGTTTCAACGTAGCCTCTCCTTTTTGCTCATCTGCAAATGGAGAACTTTGGTTAGTAGCATATCTTAATGCTCTTTGTTCGTTTATTGTTTCATCAAAATATAGTAACGGATATTTTTCCGTGTGTCTTGATTTTAATGTAAATGTTAAAGGTTCTCTATCTCCTGTTAAGAAGTAAGTTCTATCTTTTATTTCCCAAGTATTTTCTACTTGAGCCTCTTTTGTTTTTGTTTTTGACATGATATAATATAATTAAATAGTTTATAAGAGTAATAGTTACCCCCGTTAATACAACGAGGGTAAGCATTACATTAATATTAAGCTGTAAATAATACGAAATTATTTCTAGCTTGAACACATAGACATCTTTCAGATAAGAAGTTAACCTCCATTGCATCTAAAGTAGAAGTACTAGCACCACCAACAGAACCTGTTAGCCATGATTTCATTCTTCTATCATCTGCTTGAGAAGCTCTATATCTTACATGTAAGAAAGGTCTTCTGATGTTTGTTCCTAGTAACTGATCGTATACTGTAGAAGTTCCAGCAGGAACTAAAACACCATCGATATTGTCACCGTTAACAAAATTTGAAGAACCACCTCTTGTAGAAGCATCATTTAAGTATTTCCATGAAGTCTTGTAGAAATCATAAGAACCTCTTCTAAATCCAGAGAAACCTAAATTCAACGCCATATCTTCAGAGTTTTCAAATACACCGTAAGATGTACCTCCAGCTCCGTAAGAGTTTTGTTGTGCTAACATGTTATCAAATAGTAACTCAGTTTTTCTATCTAAGAAAAGCATGTTTTCTTCAATAGCTCCTTGAGAATCTAAATTTTCTAATACAGAATCAAAATCCTGTAAAGATCCAGCATAACCAGAAAGTACATTACCACCATTATTAATAGCAGAGAATAAACCTTCAGTACCTATAGATCCTGCAATACCCGCAGCTGGTAATCCAGCAAACGAAGGAGCAGCAGCTATAATTGCTGTAGCTTGTGCAGCCGAAGCTAACTCACCTTCAATCATTGCCATCTCTAAGTAATCTTCGAATCTCATTCTAGTTTCACCTTCAGCTTTTAGATACCATAAGTATCCAGAAGTTCCATCTTCACCAGCAACTTCAACCCAACCGATTTGAGCAGTATCAGATCCCGCAACAGCGTATCTGTCTCTGATTATGATTGGTTTGTTACTAAATGTTGTTAGAACTGGTTGAATAGATTGACCAGTAGCAGTTCCTAATGTAGAACCTTTTGCAAATTCAGAACCATATACGAATACTTTTAAACCTGCTAAAGCACCAGCTCCAACATTTACAGCAGCTCTTGTATAAGGTACTACAGTTACAGCACCAGTAGCTGGAGCAGCAACTGCGCCAGAAGCAGTAACGATTGCTTTTACAGTGAACGCAGGGTTAGCTGGATCCATTATAACTACAGTCATATTAGGAAAAATTGTATTTACAACTCCCGCTGCAATTGGAATAGTTAAAGTGTTATTAGCACCACCTGCTCCACATGCTACGTTATCGTAAGATATGTGTAATCTATTTTGTTCAGACCAAATTACTTGATCAGAAGACATTGGCATTTCAGCGCCAACCATTCTTAAAAAGCCAGCTAACGTTCTGTTTCCATAACGCTCTACCTCTGCTTCATATATTTCTGGTAGATATTGTTGTGCGAAGTCATTCCCACCACCATTGTTAAAATTCAAGTAATTGCTTACTAGAGTTTGTGTAGTTGATGATGGTACTAAGCTTCCAAATTGAGGACTTAATACACCCATTTTTTTTAGTTTTTAATTGTTAAATTTATTTGTTTTTATTTTTAACTTAGACGAATCTACTCCATTTATAGCTCGTACTTTAAAACCACCTATGGAAACTCCTTCACCTGCTACTTGACGCGGAGCGTCTAGTGTTGGGTTTTTAGAGCTTTGCATAACGTTTTTAATCCCATCAGTTTTACCTTGTTCATAAAAGTGTTTTACAATACTGTCTACATTTTGAGCAGCGTACATAGCCTTGTGATAACCTTTCGTATCTTTAACATTACCTTCTGTGTCTAAGAACTTCTCGACGAAGGTGTTAATGTTTGATTGGTTTTCTGCAATAGCATTTGGGTCTTTAACTCCGTATCTAAATTTCTTTTCTCCAACCTCGAAATCAAAACCTTTGAAATCATCAGAGAATAAACTTTTAGTGTCGTCAATAAACCTTTCGTGTTGTTGTGCGGCTACTTCTTTGTCCTTGTTGTATCGGTCGAAAAATTCAACTGCTTTTTGTTGGTCTTGAGTAACACCAGGTCTCAACTTGATTTCCTGGTAGTATTTATCTTTCAAACCATCCAAATAGCCTTTGGCTTTTGCAACTTCTTCTTTTTTTGCGAGTTTCTTTTTTCGGATATCTCGCTCCTCGTCCATATCCTCGTCAAATGAGAAGTTTTCTTCCATTACAAATGTAAGATCTTCTGATGTTAAATGAGGTTTGGTATTTTTATAGTACTCTTTTAATAAAGTATCTTCGTCAACGTTTGTATAATCAGCGTTAAGTCTAGTATAATCATCTATAGTACCACCAGTTTCTTTCATAAACTCAACTAATTTTTCTACGTTTTCAGGTAGATCAATGTTAGCTTGTTTAATAACTGGTTCTTTTGTTTCTAGTTTTTGTAGTGGTTTTTCTCCCACCTCTTGAATTTCTTCAATAACCGGGTTGGACTCTTCAACTGGTTTGTCTCCTCCAATGTCCACGATCTCGCCATCTCCGGCTTGTTCGCCCACATCCACCTTCTCTGTTTCTCCGACTTGAATGGCATCTGTTTCTTGTTTTTTAGTTAAGTCTACTTTTATAGGCTCTTCTGTTTTTAAATTAGGATCACTTGATAAATCAACCTTAATAATTTCTTGTTTGTTTTGAAATTTCTTAGGTTTTTTAGACTTCATTTTAAAGTCTCCTTCCTGTTTAACAGGTTCATTTGTTTTTGTTTCTTCTGACATAATATAATATAATTAAATAATTAATAAAATTTATACTTGTGGCATTACTGCCGATGTATTTTGATCTTCAAAGTTTTTAGGTAATAAATCATTTTGTCTCTGGCTTATTAACTCACTTTGCTGCGTAGCTTCCATTTTACTACGCTTGTCTTTACGGTCTTCAATAGAAGACTCTTTAGTTTTCATTGCTTCAACTTCCATACCTTTTAACTGCATGTCAAACTGATGTTGAAATTCCATTTCCTGTTGCTTCAATTGAGAAGCTATTTGCATTCTCTGTATCTCAAACTGATTAACAGCTTGCTCGTACTGAACTTTAGAACCAGATATAGCCTCTTGTTTTTGTACTTCAGACATTGCAACTTTCTCAGCTGAACTAGCTTGAGCATCTGCTTGAGCCTGTATGTTAGCTTGTTGATTTTTTTGCTCTTGAGCTTGTTTTCTTCTACGTCTTTGTTTTAATACGTTGTTAGCTAATTTTAAATTAGAAATTTGACGTATATCTATTGCATCTTCTAAATCAATACCACCTTGTTGTAAGGCCATTTGAATATTTTGCTCTAACTGCGCCTTCTCTTCATCTTCAGGTTCAAGCTCTAAGTATATACCAAAATCATGTATATTTAAATTTTGAATTTCTTGAAGTGTTCCAACATTGTAAGTTGATATAGAACTTTTTAATGAGTTTAACGTTAAAGGATAATTTAATGAATCAGCTATCTTAAGAGATATGTTCTCACATGTTCTAAGTGTTAACCACATGCTAGACTGTAATATATGTCTTGTTGCAGTATTAGACGCGTTAGCGGCCATTTTCTGTAACCCAACTAATGCGTTTTTGTCTTGATCACTTCCATCTCTAGCTTCATTAAGCCCAGTTACATCTCTTATCATTTGTAAATAATACTGATAAGTTTGTATTAAGCTTTGTATTTTACCTTGGCCACTAGAAGATGTTAACTCTTGAATAGGTACTTTACCTTGATTAAGAGAACCTTCTTGTGTTAATGATCTACCAACAATAGAACCAGTTTGGAAATACATGTTAAGTGCTTCTGCTGGATTGTAGTTTGTACCATTACCTAAATCAACCTCAGCTAAACCATCCATATCTAAGAACACACCATCTGGTACTATTCTAGACATAACTTGTTGTAACTTTAAATGTGTTAATTGAATCATGTCAGCAAAACCAGTTGTTTTACTTACGATAGATTCAATTTTACCTTGGTACATTCTTGGCGCTACAATAGCATAACTCATTTCTACCTTAGTAGTATCAGCAAAAGGTCTTGTCATATTCTCAGCAAGCTCCCATTGTAATAATTCATTATTACCTATAACTTTAGCTCCTTTATATAAAACCTCTATCGTTCTTGATACTTTTTCGAAACTATCATTTTCAGGAGGATTAAACGTGTCGTCTTTTACTAATGATTTCTCTAATCCATTAGCGGTTTCTTTTATTTTAAATACCTGGCTATTGTAAGTTTTGTATTCAAAATACATAACTTGTATTGTATTAGGATCATAAGTTTGCCACCCATAAGTTGTATCTCTACTTCCTACTTGCTTTGATATTTTTTCTAAATCTTTTTCTGTTAAGTGAGGAAATTCTTTAGCTATTTCTGCTATAGTTAGTGACTTTATTTCACCAACATAATAAATATCTTCAAAGTTTGGATCTTCAGTATATGAAAATATTAACCTAGCAGGATCAACATAATCAATTGTTATACCGTTTGCTCTGTTCCAATTAGTTTTTACAGCACCCATACCTAGAGTAACTAAATCGTAATTGAATCTTTTTTTAATGTTATCAAATTTATTTTTAGCTAACACGTTATCTATAACCTCTTCTTCAGCTATCTCTACAGCATGCTTATAACTAAGTTGCATATGCATATCAAGCTCTTCTTCATTTGCAGGCAAACCTGCAGGGTTAGGACTTTGGTATAAATCCAAACCTAGTTTAGTTTTTAATTCTTCTAAATAAGGTTTAGCTAACATATCCTCATATATAGCCGTAGCGTAATCAGTTCTTTTCTTTAATGATACTGGATCTTGAGCGTTAGCTTTAATTTCAAACATTTTATTAGACATCCCGTTTACAACGATATCTACAAACTTTGATAATACTGGCACAGGTTTCCAATCTAAATTAAGGTAAGACATATCTCCATTAATGGATAGTTCATCTTTATATTTCTGCACTGGTTGTTCACCACGAGCATATAATCTTAATGAGTGAAATCTATTGTATGATGTAGCAAATCTAGTTCCATTACCACCTTGTCTCCACCATTCACCCTCTATAGCTTGTGCTATTTGCTCTCCATATTCCCATGAATTTTTTACTTCATCGCTAACAACTTGGCTAGGAAAAGAACTATTTGGATTTGTGTTTATTCTCATTTACTTAATTATTTTTGATAATGTACCTTTGTTGTCATACCTTTTAATCCCAAGGTCAAAAGTTTTTCTTATTGTTTTGTTCACTGGAGCGTATCTATTTTTATTACAAGCCATTATAGCAAGTCCAGAACTAATAGATGCGTCAAACTTGGTTCTATTATTTATATCAAACTGAGCCCAATCTTCTAATGTTCTTTGAAAATACACATCTCCGTAATTTTCTCCGTCAAATCCTACGGCATTTTCTATATATGTTTCTATAGCGGCAGCATGTGCTTGTATTATATCTTGACTAGAGTTAGGTATTCCACCAATCTCTCTTTCTGTTACTGATAGCTTAGCGTAGACTTTGTCTGGTCTATTCATACTAAACCCTCTGTAACCTCTTCTTCTAAAGTAATATAATAATCTAGGCTTATTGTTCTCTGCTAGTATTGGCATACCGTAAAAAATACAAGCCATTAGTACGTCTTCAAAAAAGATTTCAGCAGTTGATGGTCTAGCTATATATTCTAAAAAGAAGTGATCTGCAGGAGCGTCTTCCATGCTAAACTTAGTTAAGCCATGTAAAGATCCGTTAGAACCTCTTCCATCTACTGTTCCTGATATATCATAACTATCACAACCAAAAGCACCCATATGCTCATTACCTGGATATTTAAAACCATTCTTAGCGATAAATCTGTTTTGTAAGTTTATCGGTGGTACCCATGTTATAAAAAATCTTCCATTTTTATTAGGTAAAAAAACCACTCTTGTATCTTGTATACCATTTTCCCATTGGAAATTTCCTTGGGTTACAACTGAAGCAGAGGAAGCTTCTTCATTGTAATCTATTTGTTGATATATTTTAGTTAAATTAAATAAAGACATTTTAGACTCGTCTCTGAAAGCGTGTTTTGTTGTACGTGGAAACTGTCTATAAAATTCATTTAAACCATCTTGATCGTCCTTAAGACCTTCTACCTCATTGTCCCAGTATTCAACGACTCCGATCTTGATTGGCGTTCCATGAGGTCCAAACACAGGTTTCTGTGGGGTTTCGAAGACAGGGTGGCCATAAGAATCAATGTATCCCTCGTAATTCCACTCCATAGGAATGAACAAACTATAGAGTCCTGAACGAGTTTGTCCATTTGCGTTTCTTTTTTTGACATTTGAGTCATCGTATAATTTTTTAAAGTTTCTACCACCTTTGTCTAGAGCATTTGAAGTACTACCCATAAGGCATTTACCAATTACTCTACTACCTAGTCTTAATGTAGTTTTTGTAACTCTCCAGTTATTTAATATGTTGTTAGGTCTTTCCCATTTACCTGATTCATCATGAACTAAAAGCTTTAGCTTTTCTCCATCATAAGCATTATCTCCAGTGTTCTTCCAATCTATAGTAGTATCTAGCCCAGCAAGATC